CCAGACCCTGTCCATCTCGGCCAACATGGCGGCGTGGAAGGTCTCTTGCGAGGCCTCCTTCGTGAGCCACTCCCACTTGGCGGCGTCCAGCTCCCTCTGGGCCAGGCGCGAGGCGCGCGCCTCTTCAGCCTTAGCGTCCGCTTCGGCTTTGAGGAGTGCGCGTCTCTCGCGTCCGGCCCGGGTGAGGAGCACCAGACGTCCGTCTCGCGGGGGGGCAAACGGAGGGGGCTCTGCGAGCTCCTAGTCACGTGCGCCATGCCGAGGTGCAGCAGCATCGAGAACCCACGACGGAACCTCGCTCAACCTGAACCCTGTCCATTCTCCACGGTGAGGCTCCGGCCGAGCCCCACTTCTGCCCTTAGGGGCAGTGGTGGCCTGTACACTGACACCGAGTCCGGGAGGTACCCTGTTAGCAGGGATTCCCAGGACCGGGTCCAACCCAAGTTCGGAGACGAGAGACAAAGTCTCGTCATCCGACTTCTCCCAACCTCCGGTTCCCTTCCCCCAGTGGGACCTCTTGAGCCCTTTCTGCAAGCGCTTGTGGTAGCTCTTTACAAAGCTCCCAAAGCCCGTGCAGTAGGGCCTTCCCTCAGTGAAGCCGGCGATCCCCTCAGCGGGTGCCCAGACTGCTGCCAGCCTCAGAAGGATGTCGCTCTTCCGAGCAACAAGCTTCCCTGGCTGGCGGCAGAGCTCTGGGTACTCCCTGACAGGGAGGGTCGCCAGCTCCTCTTCAGCGTAGCTGAGGGAGGTTTCGAGAAGGTCCCCGGCGACACCGCAGGTCCTCCAGCTGTTGACAAGTCCCGAGAATTCCTTCTCCCCTTCCGGGCCTGCGGTAAGCAGGCCCTTCAGGGCGAGTCGGAACGATCGAGGAGAGCTGGAGACCCCGCGGCCGCGCCTGAGGGGAGGGAACCCTCCTCCACCGAGTTCCCTTGGAGCTTCCAGCGGCAGCCCACGCTCCCTCAGCTGCTTGGCCTCGGGCCTCAGCACTCTACAAAGACGAGCAAATCGAACGTACTTCGACTTGCTCAGTCCGCCCGAAAGGACGGAAGAGAGTGCCGGTCCCGAGGTGGACCAAGTAGGGAGGGTAAACGTGACCGGACCCGCAACGCGCTTGACAAGGAAGTGCCCCGGGTGAACGAGAGACCGGACCGGGAGGTAACTGCTCATACGGGCAGGAACCATCACAGTCAGTCTCACGTCGCCAAGGGCCCTTCGCGCTGCGGGACCAGTCCAGGCTGCCAGGGAACGGTCGTCGACCTTGGCCTCCTCGTCAAAGTAACAGCCCTGCTCTGTGAACCAGAGCAGGTGACGAGAGAGGAGGTGCTTGCCGACCGACAGACCGCTCCCAGCCCAGGTGATCCGGTGCTCGTACCGAGAGTGAGACGCAGCAGGCAAGACCCCTGCCAGGTCGTCACCACACAGAGCAAAGCTGTAAAGCCCTGCAATGTGAGAGTGGCGATCTGGCAGACCTGCTGCGGCGCACGTCTCCCGTACGGAAGTTTCGGCTGCCCACTCGTTGACCAGGTTCAGAACGAACCAGGAAAGCGGCAAACCCATCAAGCAGCCCCGGACTGTGTCGAACTCGTGAGAGCACGACTCAGAAACCCGGGACTTGCAGGTGGGCCGGCAACGGGGGCAGAACTTCCCGTACGAGAGCCTCTGAGGGCCGAGCACCTTTTCACCGAGGCGCTGGACATCCAAGGGAATTCCCGACCCTTCGCACACTGCCTTCCAGACTGTCTGGATGACGTCCTGGTGAAGGCCATCTGTCGCCGCGGTCAGGTCCGCGCTGACCAGGACCGCATCTCCAAGCTCCTGAGGGTAGGCGCGAGGATTCCTCTCCAGAAAACTGAAGTAGGTCTCCAAGCGCTTCCCTTCGAGGGCGCTCCGGAGGTGCGGATCCCTAGCCAGCATTGGCCAGACCAGCGAGCGAAGAAGGTGGCCGACCTCCACCACGTCAACTGGGGACTTTGTCACGACGCGGGTCTTGAACCCGCGTTCCCCAATTGGCGAGACAGCAGCAGGAAGCGGCGAAGGGTCGCCTGTCCGGGACACGAACCGGCGAAGGCTGGCGTCGCGCACGATACGCGCTACGCGGGACCTCTCCAAGTCGATGTCGGCCGTAAGGTCAACAACGTACTCGGTGGTTCCCCGCGTAGCCGCGGCGCCAGTCACATCGCGGTTCGCCTCTCCTACCTCAGTGAACCGGCTGTCGTCCTGGAACAAGGACGGCAGTGGGTCATCAAAGGACGGGGACTCCGCCATCCAGTCGTCAACCAATGCACGAAGGTCAGACCTCGCGCCGCCAAGGCGACGGGAGTAGTCCAACGTAGCAGAAGAAGACGCCTGGAGGGCAGCGACCCCAGGGACAGCACTTGCCTTGTGCTGCGCCCACTTGAAGACCCAAGCTTCAAGCTCACTGAGGAGGATCGGGTCTTCCTCACTCGCCACCCGAGGCGTAGTGTAGACGTCCAAGTGTTTTCGGAGCGACTTCAACTCGACCGTCGCCGAGGGGGGCCCAAGGGCCCTCCCCATAGCCGAGAGTTGAAGGAGTCTTTCGCTCCGAACACGAGCACGCCCGCACTTCGCCCACTTGACAATGCGGCGGAGCGAGGAAGGTGTCCCAGACGGGATGGAGGAGCCCGAGCTCCCGAACTTTGCCAGCTCAGCGGGCAACGCGCGCGGTCCGTCGGCGGCCTGGAGGCGGCAGTACGTTGCAACCCCTTTCAGGGTGGCAGCGACGCCGTCGACCTGGCCGTCAGACATGATCGTACGCGAGACCCACTGGCGGAGTTCGTGGAGCTCGGGAGAGGAAGGGGGAACGCCTGCGAGGAGACATGCGGAGAGAACGGCTTCCCAGGTGCGTTGGCAGGACTTTGCCATCCACAACCGGGAAGAGCGCTTCACGCTCCACATCTCCTCCAGCAGGCGTTGGGCTGGACCCGCCCGGAACCTCGAGCGGCCGCCCCAGAAGCTCGTCTCTTGCCAAAGAGACGGGGTTTGGCTTCTGGGAGCGGAACGAACCGCAAGAGGGATCCGGGTCTCAGGGTCAGTGTGACCAGGGACGGGCAGGAAGTCGAACTTCGGCTTTCTTTGAGGTCTGCCCGCCTTGCCCCGCTTGTCTTTCGACTTGCGAGGTGGGGAAGGATGGACCGCCCGACCCACAAGAGCAGCTATCGCACGCACGCGTAGCTGTCTCTTCGTGGTGGACTT